ATCCATTTCTTTTCTTGACAACTGTTCATTAAGATAGAAATCAAAACCTTTTTGACTTAAGGTCTGCCACCTCTGTCTATGACTACTATTGGCTCTCTCCCAAAGTTGTTTATTTATCTGAGCTCTTTGTTTATTTGTTGTTCTTGCCATTATTCTAATTTTAACGTACCTCTATGATACGGTTCGTCTCCAGTTTGTTTTCGTTTTTTAGCAGCTATTTCAGCTTTTCTCTCTTCCTGTTTTCTCCATTTTTCACCTTTTGTTTGTTTTGCGGCCTGCGCTCCTCTTTTCTTTCGGGATTGCCTCATTGCGCCCCCAGCTGCTCCTTGAATTTTAGGGATTAGATTTTGGCTTAAACCCCATTCTGAATTTATTTTTTGAAGTACACTTCTAGTTCCTTCGACATCATCAACATTAACAATATCTGAAGCCTTTCTTATGATAGTATCTGTCAATCTTCTTTCTTTTTTACTAGCCCCAGCCATATATTCTAATAAATTATCCCTCCAACCTGAAAATAGTTTTTTTCCTGTGCTAGCCGTTTTAATAGCTCTACCTACAGGAGCAACAGAAGCTGCTCCTATAACCATATCGTATAAATTACCTTGTGTAACACCACTGCCAGGGTAAATCTCTTCAGACATCCAAACTGCTTGACGATCTGCCGCTAAATCAATCAACTCTTTAAAATCTGGCAAGTCTCTTGAAGTTTTATATTGGCCACCACTTACTATATCCATTAAAGAACGTCTTTCTTTAAAGGCTTCTAACTTTCTAGATAGGTAACTCCATGTACTTGTATCAGGTCTGTTAATTTGCGGCATCTATATCATCCACTTCTTAACTGATTCAATAAAGTGTTCTGGGTCACCCTTCCCACCTTCCGTATTGTAATACTTCTTCCAATATTCCGATTGACCTTCAATTGTATTTGGCATCCTTTTTGGAACTCTCCAATACTTTAAACGACAATGAATGATACCTGCTGCTATATTCTTCTCTAATATTTCTGACCATATTTCCTCATCAAACATTTGCCAATACTTTAAATCTACAAGACTTGCCTTCGCACATTTCTGCATCAATCCCTTACGATGTTTCAAATAGTGAGCAAGGTTGTCAACAGCGGATGCCGGTTCAACCTGCCAGAATGATCTTGCGGGGCCGTCTCCCATTTGTCGAATATATTCATATCTACTTTCAACTATTCCAGTTGCGACTACTAAACTGATTGCATCCTCAGAAGCAAACTTATCACCCATCCTTTGACAGGTGTCTTCTACTAAAGACCTGATTTGACTAACACTAATCATATTAAGCTACTATCCAACTCTTAGCCTTCTTTTTTGGTTTAAACCAACGCTTTTTTTCCTTATCACGCTTCATGTTGGTTGGAAACGAGTGCACTTGAGCATAATAAAGGCTCTCAATTGTATCGTCATGTGCCATTTTGGGGCCAAAAGTAACTATTTCGTTGATTAAATCAAACATATTCTTCCTCAAATGGATCGTTCCAGTACTAAATCTAGCTGAAAGGCCACTATATATGCGATTTCTTTTGTTGGTTCCGCCCGGTTTCTCAGGTATAACCGCTATATCAAACCTATTTAATCGCCTTCTTTCATCGTTTAAGGCTTGAAATATACTTCTATTCATAGCTACATCTTCCACAGTCGATGATGTACAATTATATTTTTCATGTAATTCAAGTATATAATCCACAACACCTTTCTTGCCAATTATCTCTCCATTGTCTGGAGCCTTACTACCAATAGTGGGGATGCTCCTGTGTCTTTCATATTCCAAAACATATAACTCATTGTTTGCATCTACTGCTATTACCATTATAACTGAAAAGTCAGCATGCTTTGTATCAATATCTGTTGCCGGATCACATCCAATGAATGTATTTACTGGTATCTCATTATCATCATTTACAATATAATTTACATCATTCTCATTTTTATAATAACCATCCCAATAACTAACGTGTCTTCTTGTCCACACTGCATCCTCATCACTCATTACTTCCATCATATATTCTTGATAATATTTTTGAGGTTGACCAGAATCCGCATAGAACTTCTTTTTTTCCTTCAACTTCTTTTCGTTAAAAAAGGAAGTCCATAATGGATTTCCATCATCAGTGATGGCTTTATATGTAATTACATTCCAAGCAAAATCTTCATTACTTTTTTTAGCTTTACTATGATTTGTGAGAAGATTGTTAATAAAAGAATCATAATGTACGGGAGTGCCATTAACACGCAACCTGCCAGTGTGAGGCTCAAGCGCTGGGTAGACAACAGCAGTGACAAGATTCGCGTTCTTATCCCTTGCTTCTCTTGTGATTGTGTTTGCTTCATGTTCAAAGTCATCGAGTACTATTAAATCATATCTCTTATGTAGTTTTGCTCCACCTCTTATACCTGAAACATTGGATTTACTAATTAACTTACATCCGTTTGCTAATTCAACATCTTCCTCTGTCCATTTTTTCCCTCTCATGCTCCCAAAATAATACCTTATTTTATCATTATAATCCAAGTGATGCTTTATATAATCCATATTACCAACAGAAAGTTTCTGAGTAGCTGATACCCATGCATAGAACAAAAAGTCTTCTTTGGAACAAAAAAGGAAATCTTTTAGTATAGAAGCCTTTGTTAATACAGTTTTTCCATGACCACGTGGAATAATGATTGCAACCTGTTTTGTTTCCTTGTCATCAATTACATCAGCAATCTCGTAATGAAAGAAAGGCGTTTCACTGCGCATGAAATCATCAGCTAAGAACAACTTACCAAATGCAATCAGGTCTTTATTGGCAAGTCTTAAAGCTTCTTCAGCTTTATCTACATTTTGACTATTGATGTTCAATCTTCTGTCATCCTATCAGGCACTTCCATTCCCTCTATAATAGCCATCATTCTTTTTAAATAATTAACTTGCCTAGATGATAATGAATACAAATTATATGGTAAGGACTTCTTATATTTCTTCAAATCAGATATTGCAACATCTAGCGGCAATTCTATTTTATTTGGTATCATAGGGTCTCTCCATTCTTTTTCATTCATATCAATTCTCCCAACACCTAATCCCGTCCTTAGATAATTCAGTTGTTACCCACCCTGTCCTTATTATAGGATACATGGAATAACGAGCATAATTAGCATATCTAAGAAATGATCCTCCCCTAACATACCATCTTCTCCTAAGAGATTCTTCTCCGTCCACTATTCTTATTGAATCAACTGGCTTTGCATATAACTGATGATTGTGACCCAATATAAAAACATCACCATCTGAATATACCGATGACAATTTATCTAACTCAAGATCACCATTTTTGGCTCCACTCTTCCCATGTCCTGATACAATATTCCACACAGAACCTGCTATATCTACTGATGTATAACCGGGGTACTGAAAATAAGGAACATTCATTTCAGCTGCCAGAGTTTTACATACGTCAAAATCCAATATAGTATAGCTTCTAAGAAAATCATGGTTACCACCTCGTATGAATAAACATTTATCCTTTATTGGTTCAACAAGTTTTAAAAATGCAAGATATTGTTCATCTGGTGGAATGTTCTGTCCTCTTTGATTGATTGCCTTGTATCCCGGTGGTATTAGTTCAAGTAAATCACCATTACCAAACCATCTTGCGTTTCTATCCTTTTTTATAATTCCCACAGCTTCCTTAAACTTCTTTAAGTCAAACTCAACAGCTCCAACATGAACATCTGTTAAACAATGGATACGAAGTTTTTCTTTTGATTTTATGGTAAATATTTCACCTGGCTTTATTGATGGAAACTCATCAGGTATTGAGGTCTCAAATGGAACTGAAAAGTTTTTTGCGCAGGAATTACATTTAAACTTCTGGTTTGTTTTTTTCTTATTGAACTTTTTACCATCCTTTTTAACATACATACTTGTACAATATGGACAAACCATTATTCAGAATCTCCTTCAGATATTTGTTTTTGTTCTCTTGTAGCTCCCTCTAATTCATCTGGTGAGAAACCTTGGAAAACACCAAGCAATCCAACCTCTCTTTGTTTTACAGTAGACCCCGATGTACCTACTATCTTACCCAATTCTTTTGTTGACTGTAATATTATATTATCATCCTCACTATAATCAGCCAATCCTTTCAATTTTCCTAGTATGTACTCATGGTCAATACCAAGACCTTTAGCTACATCTAATACTGATTTTTCTATTTCTTTCATTACTCTCTCCTGTTTCAATAGTATTGTTGCCTTTTTTCTTGCTTTATTATCAGATAATTCTGTATATGCGTTTTTATATGCTTCCACTGCCCCCATCCCAACTACTATATTGGTG